ACGTCACCGATGGCACTACAGGTTCCAATTTTCAATCCAAATTTGTGCGAGGTTCATTGTCACCAAGAGTCCACCAACACCTTGTTAGACAAAATGCCTAACGGGTCCCTGGACCTCATATACCTCGACCCTCCCTACAACGAACACGAGTATTCGGCATTTTATTTTTTACATAATGTCGTCCTGAAGAACGAGCGACCAGTGAATGTGAATGCAGTCACGGGCCTCCCAAAAGAACGCATCAAGTCGGCCTATAACCACAAGGTTCGTGCCGTTGATGCTATGAAGCACCTTCTCAAGAGGTGCACGGAGGTTGCCACCTGGACGCTCGTGTCGTACAACGACGAGGGTATCATTCCCGAGGCTGAGTGGAACGCGATGCTCACCCCATATGAAGTTCGGCGCATCGAGATACCCTACACGCGGTACTCTGCCAACACCAAGAAGGAGAAGGAGGGACGCAAGGAAGTTTTTGAGCTTTTGTACCTTTTAAAACTTGTAGGGAACGCAGTCGCCACCTGAGGCTGTGTACGACGCAGGCATCTGGCCTGGGGGGCACAACGCCACAAACTGGTTGTTCAGGCGCGACTCGCCGTAGCTGGACGACGAGCGACGCATGAGGAGGAACAGGGCCAAGAGGGCGAGGAGGACCAACAGAATAACCTTCTTCATATACTAATAGCCTGGAAAAAGAGTCAGGTCCTTCAGGACTGGAAACTCGCGGATGGATGCCCGCTCCTGCTTGGATCCCACCCCGGACAGGAAGGTTCCTGCGACGATGGGGGCGTACATGGTCCCGAAACGCGTGGTGGTGTCGGTGGGAATTCCGGGAGACATGGCACTTTCGCCGATGGGCAAGCAGTCAAAAGTCCACCCGGCCCATGTGGATCCCGGCCTGGAATAGTAGCCGGGTGGGCACTCACGGGCATTCTTCTTCCCTGCTCCGCCCTTCCCCATAAAGAAGACGAAGACTACGACGACAAGGGCCAGGATGATTGCCAACGTCTTCATATTATTAATACACAAACACTATTTTCTCCGCCTTCTGCACATCTCTCATACGCTTGACCAGCTTCTCGGCCTTCGCAAACTCGGGCGTCCCCGGGTCTCCGAAGCCTCCTTCGTTCAATTCTGATTCAAAATTGCAGACGTCATCAGGGGTCAAGACCATAGGTTTATTGTTCCAGTGGAGGATGTCGGTGGCGCGTTCGTCATAGGCGCGGTTAAATTCTTCACTGGTCGGGAAGGCCCGATCCTGGTATAGGTTATTGACCCAGCTCCGGACGTCCGGGTCTGAATCAATTTCGACCAGTTTTTGGCGCCACTTGGGCAATGCAAAGTTCACAAACTTGCGTTTCGGTGCGTATTGCACGGGGACGCATGCAAACTTGAGCATCGGAGTTGGCTAGAAGGTCTACACGTAGGCCTGCCCTGTGGCGGACTCGAATTTTGCGCCTTAAAGTCTTCGGGTGTTCATAGAGTATGATGACGTCCCTCATATTTCTACTCGATCGTTCAGGTTCCATGGAGATGTGCTGGGATGATACCATAGGCGGATTCAATGCATTTGTCGCGGACCAGAAGAATGTGCGTCCAGAGGACACGCTTACCCTCGTCCAATTCGATCATGAAATTATCAAAACCTTCGAGAATGTGAAGCTGCACTCCGTCCAACCCCTGACGCGTGAGACGTTTGTCCCTCGTGGGACGACGGCCCTCCTGGATGCGATTGGGTCTGTTTTGACCGACGAGCCCCCTTCGGGTTCTGTTCTGTTCATCATCCTGACGGACGGTGAGGAGAATGCATCAAAGACATACACCAAGGCGCACATCAAGGACCTCATGAAGCAGAAGCAAAAGGACGGCTGGTCCGTCATGTACCTTGGGGCGAATCAGGACGCATTTGCTGAGGCGGGTTCCATTGGAATCGCCAAGGCAGACACATTGAATTACGATCCGGCGCGAACGCCGGAGCTGTTCCATAGGTTGAGTCAGACGGTTACGCGCCGGTAGTGCGGACCTGGCCCTGGGTGAAAGCCGCCAGGACCTTGCGGGCCTGCTCGAGCTGTCCCTGTTTGGTGGAGAGCTCGGTCGCGAGCTTGGTGTTTATGGCGCCCTTGTTGGTCGCGAGCTTCGCGAGGAGGTTATCAATCGCACCGGCGTTTCCGGACGTGCCCAGAGCCGCCACGTTGACCTGGTCGAGGAGTTCACCGTTCGCTCCGGTCGCGTCCCCGACGATGCCGACACCCGTCGACGCCTTGTAAATCAAGTAAAAGCTCGCGAAAAGCCCGATGATGGAGATCACAAGGACAAATACCGACCAGTAATAGTTGGTGTCCTTGGCCTTGCCGGTCGACGCATAGCTCCTGATGGTGATTGACGTCTGGGCGACCAGGAGAATCGCGAGGCACAGGAAAACCATCGGGAGGATATAATCTCCGAGCGCCATTATATTACTTTATGTAAACTATTTTTTTCCCAAGGATCTTCTCGGTCCTCCTGAGAGCCTTCTTAAAGTCCGGGGATGACCACAAAATCCGTCGGGACCAAAAACCGGCGGTCTTTGCTCCTGAGCGCCCCCAGTTTTCCCTCGTGCGGTGGCGGGTCAGGTACCTCTCCATGCGCGTCTTGTCCCCGTGCTTCGTGTAGTCTGAGTAGCCCTTGCGTCCGAACCTAACCACCTTACCGTCTGGGAAAATGGCCATGAACTTGTGGATGCCATTCGTCGCACGCTTCAGTGTGATGCTCATTTACTATTAAACTTCCAGAAAAACCCTCCGGCTGTGGGTTTTTTGCCACGGCAGCACTTGCTTATACCTGAAACATCAATTCCCAGCTTATTAGCAATACTTGTAATCGACCTATGAACCCCGATCAAGGTCTTTCCATCTTTGGACCATTGCTCGACACTTTTACTCAATTTTGCTTTAGCTTCTTCTGACATCTTCTTTCCTTTTAGAGCTTCGCTCAATTTTCTCCTATAGTCTTCATTGTCTGATCTCAGCTGACATGCTTCCCTCAATTTTACCCTTGTTTCTTCAGTCGCCACCCTCCCTCTGGCAGCTTCACTATGTTTTCGTCGAGTCTCGTCTGTATATATCCTCGACTTGTTTGCTTCAGAAACTTGTGGGCGAATTTTTCCTTTAGCAGATTCACTCATCTTTTTACGAGTTTCTGGATGGGTAATAACATTACTATTCCCCCCAGATGCCAGGTTATAACCATTAGGAGCGAGTGAATTTCGTTCCTTAATTTCTAATATCTCACGGGCATCCAAATCATCATTGGGTATTTCACATATGGTCGAAAACTCGAAATTTTCAAACGCAAACTTCAAAAGTCTGTGAGGGTTGCACTTGTGCTGGGACCAGCGCCGTTCCAACTTCTTCTGCCGGGTCTGACCCACATAACACTTACCATTAACCTTATTCCTGATGAGGTAAATCCATCCCATCCTACTACCCCCACCTGAGAAAATTGCCGCCGCCACCTTTATTTGAGAGAAATTCGCACTGAGATGTATACAAGTAAAATCAATATCGCGACGTTAAAAACAATATACCCTGTTAGAACAGACAGGAGTCCTGTGTTCTCTAACACGAGATTCAACACCTGCTTCGAAAGAGAGTCATCTTCTTCATCCATGGATCGCTTTCTTACCAGACGCGAACAAAAAACAGAGTACGAATTTACGAGCCTCGGGCCGGCAGTGTGCGTCCTGGGTAGAACGGGAATAGGTAAGTCCTGGACCGTACGCGACGCGCTCAGGCCCCACGTCGAGATTACCGCGGACATCCTGAAGAGCAAACAGGACACCATCAACTTCCTGGAGAGGGTCAAGGGGACGAACACTCCGATAATACTCGACGAATACGAGTGCGTCCATGACCTCGTGGGTCTTCGGGAAATCAAGGAGCCCCCGACCAAAGGCCAGTTCATTGTGGTGTCTCAGATTCCAGTCAAATTTGAGTTCGAAATTGCAGTATATGACTTTCCAATCCCAACATTCGAGGACATCAAGCGGATCGCCCCGGGGATCAAAGATGCGGCCATTATCGAATGCAATGGGGACCTGCGGCGAGCCATTCAGAGCCTAACCTTTCGGTCAGACTCCATGGACGACTTCCAGGGGCCCCGAGATTTCGTCGCCTCACTAGTCTCCCGGGCATCCCCGGGGGTCAATCCAGTACACTTCATCGGCCACCCCTTGGCTGAGCCCGGAAATATTTCTTCAATTTTGCATGAAAATTACGTAGACACCCGTGGAGCAACCATAGACTTTCTGGCCAGGGTCTCGGCCGACTTTAGTACTTCTGGAGTTTTCGAGGATGCAATTTATGAAGGAAATTGGAATCTCATTCATTACTACAACCTTTTCGGGTGTATCCTTCCGGCCGTGGCGATCCGGCATGGCCTCGGTCAGAACCTGAGACCGGGTTCGAGTTGGACGAAGCATCAAAATATGTGCATGCGCCTAAAGAGGATCAAGGCGATGGCGACTCGACGACCCGGGCAGGAGGTCCACCTGGACGTCCTGATGACTCTGCGCGATTATGCAGAGGCGGGAAACGCTGCCATCCTGCGAGAATACAACCTTCAACCACAAGACGTTTACGTCCTGAATCACATGAGCCCGTTGCGCAATATAAAACCAAAGGTGGTAGCTATGCTAAAGAAGGAACTGCAATGACGACCGAATGCATGCGAGTTCACGAGGATGAGTTTGTCCACGTCCAAGGCTCGGATGTCTACTTTCACTGCGAGGTTTGTGAGACGACAGTCCTCGAATTGAATTTAAAACTAAAAAAGCTCGAACTCGAGCTCCTCCACAAGCACCTAGATCTCGGGATCAAACACCGACCCGAGATTCGCATCTTCATCCGGAGCGACGGAGGGGACCTGCACGCGGGCCTGAGTGCCATGGACTGTATCAAGACTCTGCGGAATCGTGTGCGGGTCCGGACTATTGCGGACGGGGTCTGCGCATCGGCCGCCACCTTCATACTGATGGGCGGGTCCAAAAGGTATATGACCAAGAATTCGTACATATTGATACATCAGCTGAATATGGACGGAACATGGGGAAGGTTTGAGGATTTTAAGGATCAGATGGAGAATCTGGACCAATTTATGAATAGATTTAGAGTCATTTACACAAAGGAGACAAATATCCCTACTGAGGAGCTCGAGCGACTCCTGAAGAGGGACGTTTACATGGACTCTGCGAGGTGCCTGGAGTGGGGCGTGATTGACGACGTGTGGAAGTGAAATCACTCCTCGGGCTCGGGCTCCTCGATAACCTCCGGGGCAGCCGGCATCGTCTCGATCACCACCGGGGCGGCGCTACGCGTCTTGGGCTCCAGAGGAACGATGTTAGGGATCTTGATAGACCCCTTCTCGAACTTCTCGGTGAACTTCTTGTACATGAAATAACCAATCACCAGGATGGCCACAATTGCGACAATGTTGAAGATGTTGAAAGGAGACTTGGAGGTGATCTCCTGAATAACGGCACGCCGGGCGTGATCGACAACGGGGGCGCTCATTACAAATAATTCGTGTTTTTTCCAGGCCAGGGGGGCGCGGTCCCTGAGTTTTCTAACCAAAATGGAGCACTGTCTGGATCGTGCCTGGGCCGATTTCGAACTTTTCAGGGCGGGCGAGCGGGTGAGCCCACCGACCTCCACCTCCAACCTCGAGTTCTTCTGTGAATGCGGCGGCCCCAAGACTTTCGATGGGCTGGAGATTGACCTGCCGACTTGCACGAGCTGTGGCAGGGTCGACAACTCATTCATATGCGAGGAGGCGGAGTGGCGGTCTGGGGCTGATGCCGGCCCGGACCCCTCGCGAGTGGGCGCTCCTGTGAACCTCGATCACTTTTCGGCAGCCTGGGGGCAGACGACCTTCATGACCGTTGGACGTAACGCCAGCTATGCACAGAAGCGGTCGGCCCGCATCAACATGCACGCGTCGATGAACCATCGAGATCGGGCCCTCTTCCACGCCTACGCAGAGATTGACCGGATAGGCAAGGATGTGCTGAAATTGCAGGACTCGGTTATGTACGACGCGAAGATCAAGTACAAGGCGTTTAATGAGGCGGTATTGACCCGTGGGGCGGTCAGGAGCGGCATCAAGGCCAACTGCGTTTTCCAGTCGTGTCGGGAACACGGCGTCTCGAGGACGACCCAGGAGATTGCGGATGCTTTTGGCATACCACAACGAGATCTCTCGCGGACTTTCGAGATGTACCAGGAACAGGTGCCAGAGACCGAGGTCCACGTGACGACTCCGGCGGACCTGGTCCCGCGGTTCTTCAACGACGTGACAGGTGTGCCAGAGTGTGACCGTGGGAGAATGAAGCGCCGCATCATCAACCGGTGCAAGGAGCTGGAGGACAAAGTGGAGCTTATGGGACGGACGCCCAAGGCGATTGCATGCGCGGTGATGGCGCTTCTATTGAAGGAAATCCCGGGAGCCTCAGATCGTAACGCCCTCTGCGCAATCTGCGCCGTCTCGCTCCCGACGTTGGGGAAGATTGAGGTTTTGATCCGGGGGTAGGGACCACTTAGAGAATTGCACTTTTAATAGTTAAATGACTGGAGTTGTTTTGTTTGTCTCGACCCCCTGCTATGGTGGGATTTGTCTCCAGGCCTATGCCGAGTCCATGCTCCGTCTGCAGCGCACATGCGCACAGAACGGAATTCAAATGATGCTCGACACGACCGAAAACGAGTCGCTCATCCCTCGCGCTCGGAACCTCGCCGTTGCGCGATTTTACCAAAAGAGCCAAGCGACTCACTTCCTCTTCGTCGATGCGGACATCCACTTCGACCCCGAGTCGGTCGTGCGCCTCATCAAGTCCGGTCATGAGGTGTCGTGTGCCGCCTACCCCAAGAAGTGTGTGATGTGGGACTCTGTCGAGCAACACATCAATGCGGGCGGACAGGGCAAGGACCTCGCGCGGGTCGCTTCGTCTCTCGTGATGAACTTCAAGTATCAGCAGACGCAGATTCGCGATGGATTTGCGGAGGTGCTGGACGGCCCGACCGGATTCCTGCTCATCAAGCGCGAAGTTTTCACGAAGATGCACGAGAAGTTCCCGGAGCTCAAGTGCGTCAACGACCACCAGAACCGGGACCTGGACGAGTACTACGCAATCTTCGACTGCCTCATTGATCCCGAGTCCAAGCGGTATCTGTCCGAGGACTATGCATTCTGCCGCCGGTGGCAGCAGATGGGCGGCCAGATTTTTGCGGACGTCATGACGGTCCTGGGCCACGTCGGCAATATCCGGTTCCAGGGTTCTCTCGAGGAGCGACTTAGAACGGAACTTAAGGCG